CATCGCCGCGCCGCCCCAGAGCCGCGCCTTGATGCGGGTTTCCAGCAGCTTGCCCATCAGGTTGAGCCGCTTTTCCTCCCCCTCGATAGCCTCGATCTGCGGCTTCTTCGCCTGCCAGTCGCGCCAGGCGCGGATGCTGTCGAACGCCGGGATGTCGACGATCTTCCGCGGGAGCCATGCGCCACGGTAAGCGTCCAAGAGTTCCTGATCCGATAGGACCGGTGTCGAATAGAACGACGCCGAGGCCTTGTCTCTGCTGGTACCGAGATTGGAAACCAAGTTCGTCAAGCTGTCGCGGACGAATGCGATTATGTTAGCCATACCCGCTCCAGTTGATTCTTTTCTTCTGTTGGAGAGATGCCGTGAAATGGCTTGAGCCTTGGGAACCCGTCCGGACGTCTATGGACGAAGCATACCTGCTTACCTGGGAGGCCGAACTTGCACGGGAAACCGGGCCCGGGCATCCCCTATACCAGATCACAGCGAAGCTAATCGCCCGTAGGTTTGACTGTGATGACGCTCTCTATCAGCTTGAGGACGGACGGGTAGCAATGGTCCACTTAACGTGGATTCAAAGTCAAGAAGGCGACCCCCGCTGGCCAGAAACGCGCATCTACGGCTCTCTTGAAGCATGGGAACAAGAGGGGCTGGTGGCCGATCACGCCGACTGGCTACTTGACCAAAGTTGAAAGATCCTTAGCGAGGAGCAGCGGCAATCAGATATTTGAAAGCGTGAAGCTGCCGGTGCGCGGCGCGAACGCCATCACGAAGGCGTCGGCGAGGTTCGGCGAAGGGATCTCACGTTTCTGGAGGTCCTTCTTGCTCTCCACCTTCGAGCGTCCCGAATTGTCGTAGTCCTTGCGAGGTGTCGACAGCTCATCGATGAGTCGGTCGAGGTGGTCGCACTCGCTCGAAATCGCGATCAGGTCATCGGGATTGAAGCTCTCTCCCCGCTCGATCGCATTGAAGGTGTTCCGAAACCGCTTGGAGACGCTCCACCACGTCTGCGCCTTGAGATTGGCGTAGAAATCCTTGTTTGTCGGAGACCGCGGGTCGTTCGGGTCGATCCGGCGATCTGGGTTGAGGACCGCGCCGCCGGCATTGAACTTGAAGTAATCGATCCGGGTGCTGAACTCGGCGTTCAGCGCCTGGAAGTGCGCACCGGCGAATGCCCCTACCCCAATGCTGTCGTAATCGATCGATGCGCGAAGCTCTCGGGCCAGGGCATGCACACGGCCGGCCGACTTGAGCAGTTCGTCTTCGCGCGCTTTCCACTCGTCGACGTGCGTGGCAAGGAACCCCTGCGCAGCGACCGCTGCATTCTTGTCCTCGCCGCTGTCCGCGACGTCGAATCCGATACGCTTGGCGCCGGCCGGCTGAATGCCGAGTTTCTTATGTGCGTCGATCGCCGCTCGGATCCACGAGCGCTTGATGATAACCGCGTCGTCATCTTCGAGAGGCTCGCCGAGATAGATGTGGCGATATTCGTCCTCGTCCTCTTTCCGCTTGGCCTCGATAACCTTCAAGATGGTCGAGGAGAGGAACGGGTTTTCGTTGTAGTTGATCTGCCGCTTGATCGTGTCCGGCGGCGTATTCGTGACGAACCGGCGATAGACGAAATCTGTCGTCAGGCGCGGGTTGAAGATGATCCAGAACTGAGACCCTTCCTTGCGCAGCGTCGGCTCAAGGATGTCCCATTGCTCCTGGGTGAGATTGTGGGCCTCCTCGATCCAGCAGATATCGATGCCTTCGAGGGATTTGATTTCGTCGATATGGCGCCACAGGCCATAGAACATGAACTCCGAGCCGGTCCGCTTATGCCGGATCGAGTTCTCGGTAATGGTGAACTCGTTATCGAGGCCGAACCGCCCGATCTGGATCTTCAGAAGGGTGTAGACCGACTCCGCGATCTTGTTCTGAAACTGGCGGGCGCAAAGGACGCGGATCCTGCATTGCGTCGCCAGGAAGATGGCGAAGCCCGCCGCGTCCCATGACTTCGAGCTCGACCGGCCACCATAGAGAACCCGGTTGCGGGCAGGTGTGAGCCAGAAGCTACGAAGAGCCGGGTTGAGGGTGGCCTTATCCTTCCGAGCCGCCGTAGAAGTCTGCGAGCGATCGGCCGCCGCTTGGTTCATCTGGTTCGGCATCGAGGTTATGCGCCTGCCTTTCGAGCGGGATCAAACGAGCGGTGATGCGCGAGAGCTTTTCGAGCAGGTCGCCCGGGCTTTCCTTTTCGCCGAGGCATGGGCCATCGGGTGCGACGCCCTGCATGTACGTCGACAGGCGCTCGGCAAGGATGCGCTTCAAGCCGTGAAGCTGCTGCAGGTCCTTCCGATGAGAGGTGACGATGTTGAGGCCGCGGAGAGCAGCCCCTTCGATTATCTCCGCATCGGTCGCGCGTTGGGACTGCGTACCATCCTGCGTACCATCGGTGCGTACCAGCTTCTCGCGTACCGCTTCGCGCACCTTATCCGCCAAGGCTCTTTGCCAGCCGTCAGCCTTGGCTTTCTTGCGAATGGCGCCTTCCGTAATCCCGTGCGCGTTGGCGATGGCGCGCAGGGAAAGCTGGCCGGCGCGATACTCTCGCTCAATGGCTTCCCAATCAACGCGCGGCTTTTCGGACTTGCTTGTCATGGACGACTATTGCCTTAGGAGCGTGGCTGGGCGAACGTCTCACACCGGCCGATTCCCGGCCGGTATAATCTGCTTTCGGAGGGTTCAGAATGACCACAGAACGAGACGAACAAGGCTTGGAGAGCAAGTTTGAGGGAGGGACTTTGTTCGTCACCATCGACAGGATGCTTTTGGAGCAAACTCAGTCTCAAGATGCCCTCATCGAACTTCTTAGGTCACGCTTCGAGGACGAGAAGCTTGAACGGGTCGTCATTCTTCCCCGCAAGGACAATGCTTAACGATAAGAACCCGCCACCAGGTTATCGACCTGGGGCGGGCTATGTGGGGTGCGGCACGCGGCTCTGGATCGGTTTATCGTCTTCCTCGTCACGCCACATCGTATTCACGCTGAAAGAGGGCGTGCGCCCTCTTTATGACCATGAAGAGCGTGAGCGCGAAGTGAGAGAATACGAAACAGAAAATTCCAAGCTCGAGCGCGTCAGGGATCGCAAGAACATAAAACAAAACCAGAAGTACGATGAAAGCGCAGCAGACAACTGTCAGGTAGGAAATGTTCGTATTGAGCTCCTTCAACAGGTCGCGACGAGCTTCCATGGCATCCGCCTGGTGCTTTTCCAGCTTGGGATCAGGCGGAGGCGCCCACCCCCTTTGGAATATGCCGAAAAGCGCGATCTGGACGCTCAGAAGCAGTGCCGCAAATATTGCGAACACAGAGACTGCAAGGCTATACACATCTTTGCCGACCGTAACTTGCGAGTAGCACGCTAAGATCGCTATCGCTGCCGGCACAAGGTAAAACACTGCTACATCCTGAATGGATGTTTTGCCCGCCGGATGATCCTGCAACGTGCGAAAGTGGGCGGCCACGATGTGGAGGACGTTGGCTTTCATCGGCCGTTCACAGCATCAAAAAAGGTTTCCATCAACTCATCTACCTCGTCAGCTATCGACTTAAACACCGGATGACCGTCACTGCCTCGCTTGACCTTATCTGACACTTCGATGACGCCTGCATCCGTTCCACTTCCGGAAATGCCCACCATTCGACGCCTACCCGCAAATTCTACGCTAGCCTTGACCTCATCGAATTCGACCCCGTCCATTGTGAACACTGCCGTCTTCTGACCTTTCGCGGCCATTTTCTTGAAGTCGTTGAACACCCCGAGAGAACGACGGCGTTTTGCGCGCAGAGTTACCTCATATTCAACTTCATTTAGGGATGTACCGTTCAGATATCTGTCCGCTTTGTCTTTCGGCACGTCGCGCTTCAGCAGCCTAAGTTCTTTTACTGGCGCGTCACCTAAACCTCCGTCTCGGAGGTCGCCGGCAAGCAGCTTGTGGAACGCGAGCCGGTACCCCTTGAACGCGGCCGAATAAGCTTCGTCTGCCGCCCTAACTATGTAGTTGATACACGATCGCCCCTGAAAAGATTGAAACGCGGCAAAGCCATAGCGCTGCTCCTCTGGTAGCCAGAACTGGAAGTACAACGGGATCTCTTCCAAATCAGTCGATTTGCGCTGGTAGTTATGCTTCTTTGTCTTAACGTCGATCAGCTTGCTCTCGAAGCCGTGGGTACCGTAATTAATTAAGCCATGGATCGTGCGCAGGGCCGAGGGCTCCGGCGAGAAGAACCATGATCTTTGCACTTCTTCAGTGGGGGTAGTTCGCGCAGTAACGAATTTATTGAGGAAATCGTAGGGATCGCCCGCCTCCCCCGCCTTAAATTTGATCGGCGTCCGATCTTTGTCTTTGTGGACGTGTATCCTGTAAAACCTCAGTCCTATAGCGAACGGCATTCATCATCCCCCAAACCCTAGGGTTGAGGCTACTGATGGTTACGTGATTCTGCAACACACGCATCAAGCGCGCTGCCAGTAGGCGGTGCGGGCGACGGATAGAAAGTCTACCTGCCGTCGCGCCGTTGCAGAATAGTTGCGGAGAAGATCAGCACCCACTGGTATGTGCTTTCCCGCACTGCTTGGTGGAGCGAATAGCCTTTTGCCGCCCACTCGTTGATCAGAGCTTGCATGCCCGGCATACCCGTAGGGCCGGAGTCGTATTCAACGACGCGGTAGGGCATGCATCACCTCTTTTCTAAGCCTGACGAATCCCTGATAACAGCGCATGAGCCATCATCACTGCCCTTGCTGCAAACACCGGACGCTACCTGCGCGTGCCGAGTATGAAATTTGTCCGGTTTGCTTCTGGGAGGATGATGGTCAAGATGATGCCAACCCCGACGAGGTGAGAGGCGGACCTAAT